ACCACCTTTTGGTGGAGAGAAATGAGTTCCGATGCTTACACTCTCAACTGTCCCGACTGTGACTGTTGATGCACTTGATATGATTACTGATGTTCCAACACCAACAACAATATCTCCAATCGTTCCAACTTCTGATGTGAGTGTTATATTTTCGAGTTGACTTATATTATCTGCAGCAAAACCAGAGTATCGAGTGAGTGTTGATGCACCAGATACAATTGATCCTGTTGTTTTTGTTACACCTTTGACCTTTAAATTTCCAAGACCATCTGTGTCTGTACCAAAACCGACAGCTCCGTCTTTTATGTTAAAGGATCCTACACCAACTCGAAAGGTTGCCATGTTATATCACCTATACCGTAACTGTGTCAATTTTAGTCGTGACTGTTGCGGAAGAAGAACTACCCATCGTGACTCTAAACTCAAGGTTTGAACTATTGATCACACCCTCGAATGTTCCAAGCATCGATCCAGTTGCAACTGCTGATTCCTCAATAGTTGTAACAGTCGTGCCATCATGTATGACAAGATATCGACCAACTTGATAATTTGATCCTTGAGTTATCTGTGCGATGATTGATGCTGATCTGAAACTTGCTATTGCAAAACTACCACAACTTGTTGCACTTGTAGTGGAGACTGAGGTGTCTGCTTCGTCTACACCACCTGATCCACCAATATCACCAGTAGCACTACCATCAACATCCATAATGGATCCTGTTTCGTGTGCTCCCCAGTAAATGTATTGAGATCTAGCTTTTATTACATCTCTATAGTATATTGTTTCTCCTTGTACACCTTTAGCATCAGATGCTTTAGATACGAAGAGGAACTTCTCTAGAACTGAACCTGGTGATCCAGTTAGTTTTCCATCTCCATCTAATACAAGTATGTGCATTTGGTCGTTGTCACCACCACGATCTGAAACCCACGGAGAAGTTGTAGGTCTTGCTGCGATGTTTGACCATTTCTGACCACCACCGAAGTATAGATCATCGTATGCAGAACGAACTGAAGCAACAGAAATGCTACCATTGTCATCTGCAAGTGTGTAGTTTGCAGCGAAGTGAACGCTAGATGCACCAGTTACAACTGATAGTTGTCTTTCAACAGATTCAATCTTTGCTTTGTCTCCTGTCTTAGTTCCACCACTAGCAGTTGTCCAAACACAAATTGTATCTCCAACTTCTAATACATCAGAAGATAAAGAGTAGTTGATTGAAAGTTCAATCTTTCTTGTAATAGGGTCGTATGCTTTAACAGTTCCCTGTACAGCGATTGCTACACCAGCATCAGTTTCTGCTCTCCAAACTTCATCTTTAGCAAAGTCCCCAGCTATAGATGATGAATCTAGAGTCGCAACGATTGTGTAACTAAAAATCTTAGCAGAGGCATTTGCAGCACTGTAAGAAATATCTGTGGTAGTACTAAACTCCCACTCAGCAGATGTTGGTTGTGCTAATGAAAGGATCTGGTCAGGACCAGCGTCAGTCATTACGACTCTTATTGAGTTACCGTAAAGACCAGGTGTTCTTGCACCCCACTTCCAGTTGTTAGATGCAGACTCAACAGATGCTTCATACTGCTCAACGTTTCTAATGATTGGAACAGTAACACCAGTTGATGTTGCTTCGTTAATTGTTGTCTTACCAGCAGTAACGACTAATTTAGTAACGGTCTGTGAGTCAGTTTGTGCAGATCCAGTTGTACTCAACTCTCCTCTGCTAACTGTCAATACGTTACCAACAACATTACTTACTCGTAATATTTCGTCAGCGATCTTGATATAATCGTTTGTACCAACACCTAGTGTTGATGCGTCTGTAACTGTTAATGAAGTACCACCAGCAGCAAGGGTTCCACCTTGATTCATAGTAGTGGATGTTCCTGCGTCTTCAATTAATGTTACTTGTGAACCAGCTGCGTGACTTGTAGCAGCAGTTGATAACTGTCCTCTATCAACAGTAAGGTCGTTACCGACTACAGCAGTGACCTTCATAATTTCAGCGTCTATCAAGATAAAATCTTGTGCTGCTATGTCGGTTGATGCAGTTACTGTTAGGGTTGTATCAGATCCACTGAAAGTTGTTTGTGTAAATTGTGCTGTGTCAATAGCATTCTTCAATGCAGTTGAGTTACCACGTACCACTTTCAATGTACCGCCATACAGTAAGAACTGAGCTGCTGTGTACCAGTATTCGTAGTTGTAATCGTTAGGTCTACCGAAGACTGATAAAAGCTCCTTTTCAGAAGTGATATCAACAATCTTGTTTACGGGACCTTTTTCAAAAGAACCAACAACACTTGCTACATTATCAATGGTCGCATTCGCAACCGTTGTTAGATCCTTCTCAAGTACAACGACCCCTGGTGAAAGTTGGGTAGATGCCATTGCTTATTCTCCTGAAAAAAAATTCAAATATTCTCTAGAAATTATTTATGATTCCCCTTCTTTCAACGATACTCCCACATATAAGCACGGTCTCCATACTCGTCTGTAAACCATCGTTCACCGTCATCATCCACAAATGAATTGTCATCCATACCATCCTGAATAAACCCAAACGGAGCCATATCTGCCTCTATTGCTTCTCGTTGTTCTTCATACATTTTTAAACGAATGTCATTATCGTGACACTCTTTAAAGTAATCTTGTACACATAACCAAGAGAATAAAACCAAACACATAGCAAGGTCATCGTGACATCCTTCTTCCGCTTGCCAAGATTGACCTTTTTGTATAAACGTAGTTAGTTCAGATATAATATCATAGTCTTGTATTAGTATCTTATCATCTTCTAATAATCCTTTGAGGTTAGAACAACCTAGTTTTTTAACTGCTGAACTCATCTTAACACCAAGTTGAACTTTGCTTCCAGAGAAACCTTGTCCTACAACTTGTCCTGCTCTACCTCTCATTGCTGCCATTAAAAGATTATCATATTCAAGATCATACTGAAGTATGTCTGCAACCTGTGCTCCTACATCATTTACTTCTATCAATACGTATGCGTGATTATATGACTTAGCAACTTTATGAATAATATCAGGAAACAATAGGGGTTTAATTTGATTGTTTCTATACTTGGCAACTAATTTATATGGAACTGTGGATGTATCAAAAACCGTGAAAGCAGAATAATCACCGTCAATCCCTCTAGCAACATCAACAGTAATAGTATATTGATGTTCTTTCTGAGGATCTTCATATACATCAAGTCCATTCTGAGTAACGATGGGATCTTCATAAACCATTAACCTCAATTTGCTTGCAGATATTAAAGTGTCAACAGATCCTAGGAACTCACATTCAAACTCAACTCTGAACTGTGATTCTGATGTGTTAGCAATAGTTTGCTCTTTCCAATCAGCATCCCTACCAGGAACTTGTGACCAATGTACGTCAGTTGTTATATATTCATTCTTCTTTCTTTCAGCATCGTGCCATATCTTATAGTACATATTCATACCGTGAGGTGTGGATATGATTATAACCTTGGTATTTTTACCAGATGAGATAGTAGGATAAACAGAAGCAAAGAACTGTTCAGCAATATTATTCGGAACGAACGCAAACTCATCAAGGAAGATAATATTAAAGGACATCCCACGAACAGCAGAAGCAGAAGTAGATGAAGCAAGGAGACGAGATCCGTTCTCCAATTCGACTGACCCCTTGTTCCAACCAATAATACCTTGCTGCATCCATTTAGGAAGGTTCTCATAACTGAGCTGTAAACGTCCCAACATTTCTCTAGCAGTCGGGGCTTTGTTTGCGAGGATTGCGACATTGACATTATCGTTGAATATTACATACCATAGAAGATAGGATGTTACAACAGTAGATTTACCAGACTGTCGAGGTAATTTTGCTATGTTAAATCTATTCTGGTGGAATCTATCTACCATCTCCTCTTGGAAATCGTACATATCAAAAGGTATAACACCTTCATCCAGAGATACAATCCTAATATACTTACGTATAAAATAGACTGGATCTTGACTGCACTTTATAAACTCCTTCACCTGTTTAGGTGTAAAGTTTGTTGGTACGTTTGCTTTCTTTAGATTTGGAT